CGTCGGCGTGCAAGGCGAAGCCGGGCAACCGGTTGCCCGGCTTCGCCTTGCACGCCGACGCCCAGCGAGGTCGTACCACGCACCCCGATGCGGCTACCGCCTGTGACATAGCTCAGGCCAGACACCGCAGCGGGACCGGTCGCGCCCGATGACACAAGGCCAACTATCTGCGCGCCTGTCCCTACCGACGCGATGCCGAACGCGTCCGAGCCGGGGAATACGGTCATGATGCCATAAGTGTTCTCTTGCGGTGCGGCAATCTTGACGACCTCGTTGCCACTACGCAGGACGGTCAGCTTGTTGCCCGTCGTGTCCAACTGCACGCGCGTTGTCGTGGCGTTGGTGCGGATAACCGAGCCTGTGATCTCAATGCCGTCGATAGCGCCAGCGGCGATCTTCCCCGCGACCACGGCATTGGCTGCGAGGTTCGCCGCCCTAACTTCGCCAGCGGCTATCTGGTTCGAGCTAATGGCAGCGGCGGCGATCTTGCCGGCGGTGATGGCGTTGGCGGCGATCTTGTCGGACGTGATGGCGTTGGCGGCTATCTTGCTCGCCTCAACCGCGCCCGCCGCAATTTTCTCAGCCGTGATGGCGCTGCCAGCTATTTTTTCGGCAACAACCGCGCCCGCCGCGATGTTGGCGGCCAGCACCGACGCCGCCTGCAGCTTCGGCGTGGATATGGCACTGTCGCTGATCTGCGTCGTGGTGATTTGGCCAGTCAGCTTTGCCGCGTTAATTGCGGCGAGCTGCGCGTCTGTTAGCTGCCCGGTGATATCCACCGCCGGCACCGCTGCAGTCCATGCCGATCCAGTCCAGCGATAGAGCTTGTCGTCAGTGGTTAGGAACACCATCCGACCTTCGAAATTGCCGGTGCTGGGCAGGCTGCTGACAATCTCGACCGGCGTGATGCCGGCGGCAAATTTGGCGGTGTTGAGAATGCCGTCTTGAATGTCCGCTGCCACGATAAAGGCAGTCGTGGCGGACACCGACCCGCTAAACGCCGAGAGGTTGCCGCTCAAATCCCGTGAGCGCACCCAAAAGTGCCTCGTTGTGCTGGGCGCCAAGCCGGTTCGCACAAAGCCCGTCGCGCGCGTCTCACCGACAAAGTAGCGGCCGGCGGTGCTGCTGCTGGTGTTTTCCCAGACCTCGACAGCGGCCAGGTCGGGCGCCGCCGGCAGCGTCCATGTCAGGCTGATGCCGCGCGTGATGCCGGTTGCAGCCAGACCAGTTGGCGCGTTCGGCGTTGTCGCATCGCCCGACGCTGTGCCTGAGACGATGCTGGACCACGCGCCGCGCGCGATGCCAGTGACGCCTCGGACGCGGACTTGATAGATCGTGCCTGCGATGACAGGCGCGATGAAAAAACGATCCGTGCCGACCGGCACTTCGCCAGAGTTCCAATCAGCCGCGCCGTTGACGCGCCATTGCACCTCATGGGCGCTGAGGAACGCAAAGGCTGCGGAGGTCCATGCCACCAACAATGCCGGCGCAACCGAGCCGTCTGGCTGAAGCGTGGTCGAAGCCGTCACCGTCACATTGGTCGGCGCCGGGATGGTAAGCGGGTCAACCAGATCGGTGTCAGGCGCCAGCGCCAGCGGCGAAGCATCGCCGAACTGCCAGGAATAGCTGTTCGCGCTCTCTTCGCGTAGCGTCAGGTTGATGACGCCGCTGTCGGCATCGAAGGTCCAGGCGACAATTCGGAACGGCTTATTCGTCCAGCCAAAGTCCGCCAGCGTCACGTTCAAGGTTTGCCAGACGCAGTACCGCAAGCCGGCGTACTTGACCAGCACGCGCACCGTCAGCGCCTCGCGCGACCGGCGCAGCATCAGCTTTGCAAGCTGCTGTGCGCGGATTTCGTCGGTGGTAAAGGGCCACTCGATATCTGTGGTGATCGTCTCTCCATCGGCTGCGATCAGCGCCGCCTCAGAATAAGCGGGGAACTCTGACGCCTGCCAATTCCGGCCGGGATGGATAAACGTGCCGCGTACCGTATTGAATAGCTCGCGGCGCGGCGGCTTTGTGACCAACTCAATCGGGCCTGCAAGGTCTGAGGCCGTTAGTGTGTCAGTCGGCGCGTCGTAGGCGCCCGCATAGAGACGATATTTCCCCGCCACATAAACCAGCGTGCCGGCGCAGCTGGTTAGCATATCGTCGATAATGTCGATTGGCTTTTGGTCGAGGTAAAAAGCGCCGTCGAGAGTGTATCGCTTTTGTGTCGTGCCGTTCGCCGCGATTGTCACCAGCTCATCGCAGACGTTAGCCGCAGCGATAAACGACGCGGTGTCAATCTCGTCCGCGCTGCACGCAAGGCCGTCTGCGCTGGATAGATAATCGAGAATGCAGAGCGCAGGATTGTTGGTCCACCCGCTGCTGTTCGTGCGCGGGTCGAGGATGGTGCTTTTGCCCTCCACCTCGAGAGATATGGCGCCTGGACCGTTTGCGAAGATGTCTCGGTTATACTCAAGGCGAAGATAGGCATACGCCGTCTCACGCAACACATGCGCGGCTGACCAGCCGTCTGTACTTTCGGCCACAAGGGCGGCGTCGGCGGTGGTCTGGCTGCCCGTGTAAAAATTGACGCGGACCAGCCCACGGCGAGGGCCAGAAGGCGAGTCGTAAGCCGCTGGGTCAGTAGCGTTAGGCCACGGAACGCTGAAGGCGTCCGTGCGAATGAAGTTGTCCGGCCCCAACGAAGCGACTGCAACGCTCTGGTCGTTGATCCAAATCGCCCTTAGCGCGGCAACGCGGTGACAAGCGACCGGGATGACGAGGTGAAGCTGCTCCTTTGCGCTGCCGGTGCTGCTCGCATAGACGATGGGGCCAGACACGCGCGCCGTGCCGTAGACCACTTGGCGCGGCGCGACGCTGCTGCGGATGGCTTGCTTGCGGTCTTGGGCCTGCGCGCGGACGTTGGATTTAGGCGCACGATTAAGGCCAAAGGCCGCGCTCAAGCCGTAGCCTACGCCAACGGCCACCACGGCGCCCACAGCCATGCCCACAGCACTTGCGACAAGTCCGCCGCCTAAAGCTGCGAAAGCGGTGCCTGCGACCAAACCGCCAAAGGCCGCAGTAGCAGCGCCGCCAGCGGCAGCCGCCGCAACAGCTATAATGATTGGCGGCATCTCAGACCACCCACGCGCGCAGCGCGCGCGAAGCCGGCAGGAAGTGCAGCCGATCCGCGCCAGGCACAGCCACCGTGCTGCCCAGATGAACTCCGCACATGCGTTGATTGCCGATAGCCACGAAGACCATATCGCCTCGCTGTGCAAAAGCCGGATCGCACTCAGCAGCGCCGAATGCCGCCATTGTCGCGGCCACCCACGCCTCCAGCCCATCCGGGCCGATAATGGCTTCGGCTTCTTCCTCTGTGCTGTATTCGCCCCGCACAGCTTCGGCTGGATCGTCGCCGGTTAGCTCAACCGCGGCATCGGCGGCCAGCGTAAAGCAGTCTTGCAAGCCCCACGCAAAGCCGTGGTCGCGGCGTTCGTTGATGAAGGCCGCCAGCCGCTCAGGCCAGTCAGCCGCGCGCTTGCGTGTCGGTTCCGGGCGCATCATTGAGGCGGCGCCCAGTTGGAGGCGGGCCACACGATATCCTTGTCCACCGTGGCGGTGACAAACTGGAAGCCTAGATCGCCAGCGTGGGCGCGCGTCTGGTCTTCGTGCGTGTAGCGCCGCACGCGCGGGCGTTCCCAATCAGCAAGCCGGTTTTCCAGCCGCACCGTGACCGTTGCCGTCTCGCCAAGCTGCACATTCATCTGATCCATGCGCCCGCGAAAGGCGAGCGGCGGTGTGCCTATCGGCAGGCCATTCGCGCCTAGCTGCACTTCCCAGATTGTGGCCGGTCGGCCCTGGTATTCCTGTGTCAGCGCCAGCGCGACCGTATCGCGCGGGATGCCGCTGATGCTGACCGTCAGGCCATACGCGCGCGTCTCCGCGCCTTCCTCAATTACGCCAATGGCGCCCAACACGCCGAGCCCGAGGAACGTATTGCCGCCGATCAGCAGATCCTGCGTCGAGCCGTTCCAGCGCACCATGCCGCTTGGAAAGTCGAGCGCGACGGCCATCGTGCGTGCGACAATCTCGCCTGTTACGGCGGCCAGATTGCCGCCAGCAAGACCGCGGCTCATGCCAGCGCCTCCACGATGCTGATCGACACCGCGCCCAGCAGCGGCGCTCGCACTTGCACCTCGCCCGCATCGTCAGATGCCAACATGAACACGCCTGTTGGCGTCCTGATGGTGACAGCCGCACCGTCAGCGCCAGCGCGGCGGATAGCTGGCGCAATCGGCACAGACGCCACGCCAGAAGCGTTGGCGTTCACATTGGCCGTCACTTGATGCAGGCGGCGGCGGCTGCTGGTGTCGGTGTAGGAAAACCAATCGCCGGCAAGAAACGCCTGCGCGTTGGCGCTAAAGCCCCGCATGGACACCGTGGCGCCTGTCTGGCTTGCGCCGTTGATGACAGGCGAGCCGCCGCCCAAAGCGCGCCGAGGCGCGTGGACAGGGCCATAGAAGAACCGGCCCGCCATGCCGCCCAGCGACGCCAGGAACGCCTCCAGCAGCCGGTAATCGGCCGGCGGCAGCGTGCGCCAGGTCAGGGTTGCTTCCCACCGCGCGCCGGGCATGGCCAACGTCTGCACCGTGCCGTCGAAAGGCGAGGTGTGCGTCTGCGTGCGAGCGCGAAGCCGCCACGACACCTCAGACGGGTTGCGGATGGCCGGGAATGCCACGCTCATTTACGCGCGCCTCCCCACGATACGCGCGGCCGATCCGCCGCGCTGGATGCTGTCAAGAAGCTCTGCGTTTGACGCGCGCGCGATGGCGACCATCTCGGCCCGCAGGCGCGGCACCATCGACGCATCCGCGCCGCGGGCGTCGATGTTGTAAGTCGGCGCGAAGGTCATCCCGCCGCCGCCTTCCATCGCCACCGGGATGCGCCGGCCGTCAGGCAGCGGCACGTAAGCCTCTGGCGTGCGGCCTTCACCAAACAGCGCAATTTGCGGGCTGTTGGCGATGCCGCCCATTGCGTAGCGGTTTAGCGGCATCGGGCCGCCAGCGGTCATGATGCCGCCGTTGGCGAAGCCAAACGGGTTTTGACTGATGCCGCCTGTCGTTGGTGTCGGGGCGACGCCGCCAGCGCCCCCAAAAAAGCCGCCGAACGACCCCATGAGCGACTGCACGCCGCCGCCAATGGCGTTGGCTAAGGGTGCCGTCACCGCGCTGCGAATGATGATCCGCGCAATGTCCTGCTGAATGCTTTTGAGCACATCCGAGAACGATTTGCCTTTTAGGATTGCGTCCTCAAACGCGGACGAGAACGAAAACCCAAGCTGACTGGCAAACTGGCTAGTGCGTTCGGTGCGGCGTTGCGTTTCTTCGATTTGCTCGCCCAGGCGGATAGATGTGCGCTCGACCTCGGCGCTAAACTGTTCCTCGGTGATAATCTTCGCCGCCAGCAGCGATGTCAGGAACTCTTGCTGCCGCGCGTATTCGGTAAGGACGGGGGTGGCAGCTTCTAGGCCGGCGGTCGAAAGGTTAACCGCCTGGTTGTAGGCGTCGAACTGGCGGGTCAGGTCGGCCGTTCTGGCGGCCAGAATGCCCTGGACATCTTCCGCGCCCATGGCCACGCGCTCCGCGCGGCCCGGCCTGGGCTCTAGACGCGAAAGCTGCGCGTCACGGTCGGTTGCCGCCTGCCCTTCAAGCCGCTGCAACTCGGCCGCATCGAACAAGCCGATTGCCGCCAAGCCGCGCAACTCGCGAATGCGTTCGTCATACTGCTGCGCGATGCGGTAGCGATCATCAAGCTGGCGGCGCAACGCCTCTGCTTGCTCGCCTTGCCTTGCGCTGGGGTCTGAAAACGCCCCAAGCATACGCTGCTCCAGCCGCTCCAACTCCGCCGCCGCGCGGGTCATTTCTTCGCGCAGGCGGTTGAACTCGACCACCCGGCGCTGAACACTGTCGGGGATGCGGGTTTCAGGCCCCGCCAACGCTTGCGCGTCCCGGGCCTGCTGCACCGTCGGCTCTAGCTCAGCAATACGCTCAGCGCGCGCCGCCTGCTGCTGCCGGATGGACGCTGCGGCTAGGGCGCTAGTCGAGACGACGGCTGCACGCGCCGTGCGGTCAAGGCGCGAGATCCGCTCGATTTCAGTCTCGAAAACGTCGTTAGCGGCTTTGGTGGCATCTTCCAGCCGCTTCTGCGCTTCGGCCAATTCGTCAGTCGCGCTTCCGGCGCTAAGAAGCTGATAGGCAAGAATACCAACCGTGAGAATGGCACCCGCGACAGCGCCGCCAGTGCCAAAGACGCCCAGGAACTGCGACGCCTGCGCGCCGAACGCATTCATGGCGTTCTGGCCCATCTGCACCTGGACCGCGAAGTCCTGGATCTGATAGCCGGCCGAACCGACCGCCTGGCTAAAGCGCCCAGTGTTTTCCCCGGCTTCGCGCGTGGACCGCGCCAAGGCGCCGACGCCGCCGCCGCTCGCGCTGCGCTGGGCCGCCGCGTCG